ATTTATAATAAACTAAAAAACAAAATAGACCAGACATGGCAGAATCAATTATTTCCCCAGGTGTATTTGCAAGAGAGAATGATGTCTCTTTCATCAATCCAGCTCCAGTTGAAGCAGGCGCCGCTATTTTAGGCCCAACCGTTAAAGGTCCTGTTCTTGAACCAACTATTGTTACATCTTATAACGAGTACAAAAGAAAGTTCGGAGAGACTTTTATTTCAGCATCAACTAATCAAGAATTTTTAACATCTATAGCCGTTAAGAACTACTTCCAACAAGGAGGTAATACTATGCTGGTTACTAGAATAGTAAACGGAACATTCGCTCCAGCTACTAGTACACACGTTTCATCTTCAGATGCTGCTGATACTCAACCTTTTGTACTTAAAACATTAGGTAAAGGTACCTTATTTAACACCTCAACAGGAGTAACTTCAGCAGGAGACGAAATCACAAACAGCGGTGGTGTATTGACAAGCGGATCAGAAGACAATATCAGATGGGAAATAACTAATGTAGATGATAAAAAAGGTACATTCACTTTACTAATTAGAAAAGGATCAGATAGTCATAATGCTAAGGTAGTATTGGAAACATTTAATAATGTATCATTAGATCCACAATCATCTAATTATATAGAAGCTAAAATTGGTACACAGTATAAAGCACCAGCAACAGATGGATCTAAAGATTATGTTAAGACTTTTGGAGATTATATTAACAAGTCAAATTATGTTTATGTATCTGCTGTAAATAGCCAATTACCAGGCTACCTATTAAACGATGGAATAACAGTCCGTAGCGACGCATATACAGGGTCATTACCAATAAATGAATCAGGTTCATTCCATGGAGCAACAGGAAACATAGCACCTGCTTCTGCTAACTACTTTGGAACTATTTCAAACACAGATTCACAAGGAGTAAATGGATCAGATTATTCTACAGCAATTTCAATACTAAGCAATAAAGATGAATATATCTTTAACATAGTATCAGCACCAGGTCTTATATACAGCAATGCAGCACAAGGTAGTGCACTAGATAGCATCATTACTTTAGCAGAGCAAAGAGGAGATTGTATCGCAGTAGTAGATTTAGATAACTATGGTTCTGGAGTAGCGGATGTAACTTCAACAGCAACAGGATTAAATAGTTCTTATGCAGCTGCTTACTGGCCTTGGGTACAGGTTAAATCTGCAACAGGAAGAAACGTATGGTCACCAGCTTCAGTAGCAATACCAGGAGTATATGCATTCACAGATAATAGTTCAGCACCATGGTATGCACCAGCAGGACTAGTAAGAGGTGGAGTAGTAGGAATCATTCAAGCAGAACAAAAATTGACAAGAGGTCAAAGAGACTTATTGTATGATGGAAAAGTTAATCCAATCGCTACTTTCCCTGGACAAGGTATTGCAGTATTTGGTCAAAAGACATTACAAACTAAAGCATCAGCTTTAGATAGAGTGAACGTTAGAAGATTGTTAATTGAACTTAAGAAATTCTTAGGAGATCAAGCTAGAAACTTAGTATTCGAACAGAACACAGTAGCTACTAGAAACAAATTCTTATCAATCGTTAATCCTTATTTAGAATCAGTAGTACAAAGACAAGGTCTTTACGCTTTTAGAGTTGTAATGGATGACACGAATAACACAGCAGACGTAGTAGACAGGAATCAGTTAATTGGTCAGATATTTATTCAGCCAGCAAGAACAGCAGAATTTATTGTGCTAGACTTTACAGTTGAACCAACAGGCGCAACTTTTAACGGATAATTTAAAAACAATATATTTATAATAAAGTAAATACAACATGGCAGTATTAGATCCAAACGAAATAATGTTTAAAGCCTTTGAACCAAAGGTACAGAACAGATTTGTAATGTATATCGATAACATTCCTTCCTTCATGGTTAAGAATGTAAAAGCACCTTCCTTTACCGATAACGTTATCAAGTTAGACCACATCAATTCATATAGAAAAATTAGAGGAAAAAGAGAATGGGACGATATGACCATGACTCTATACGATCCAGTAACTCCTTCTGGAGCACAAGCCGTAATGGAATGGGCAAGATTAGGATATGAATCAGTAACAGGTAGAGCTGGTTATTCTGACTTCTATAAAAAAGATTTAACTTTAAACATATTAGGACCCGTAGGAGACATTGTAGGTGAATGGATCGTTAAAGGAGCTATCCTAACAAATGGAGACTTTGGACAATACGACTGGACTTCAGATGAAGCTGTAGAAATTAGTATTACAGTTGCAATGGACTACTGCGTATTAAATTACTAGGAAATTACTTACTTATTATAAAGACCCGGATTTTATCCGGGTTTTTTGTTGTCTCTAAACTTTTTTCTTCGTATATTTATTAGTATAAACAAGTTATAACCAAATAAAATTTATGGAATCAAAATTTTCCCTACCCACTGAGATGGTAGAACTACCTTCCAAAGGTTTACTTTATCCTGAAGATTCACCCTTATCAAGCGGTATGATAGAGATGAAGTATATGACCGCTAAAGAAGAAGATCTACTAACAAATCAAAACTATATTAGAAGCGGTACAGTTATTGATAAATTAATGAAATCTTTAATCGTAGATAAGACTATTAATTATAAAGATATATTAATAGGAGATAAAAATGCTTTAATGTTTGCTGCTAGAGTTCTTTCTTACGGAAAGGATTATGAATTTATATACGATGGAATAGAACAGACAGTAGACCTATCAACTTTAGAGTTAAAGTATATAGATGAAGACAAAGTAACAGGGAGAGCTAATGAATTTACATTTAAATTACCTTCCACAGATAATACTGTAACTTACAAATTACTTACTCACGGTGATGAGTTTAATATTGAAAGTGAAATCGCAGGATTAAAGAAAATACACAAAGGAACTTCACCCG